CTGTAAACATCACGACACCAAACCCCAAAATCGCCCAAATTATCATGAGTCAGTATGGTGGCCCGGAGTTCCATACCAGATGATAAGGGAAAAAACCAGTGTTTATGCGGGTTTGCGGGCTTTCGGAACAAAAATCAGGAAACGAAAAAGTCGAAATACATGGTCCCGGAAGCTTTTTCATAGACGATACGATCCACGATGGAGCGGAGCAGAAGTCCTTTTTTCTCGGCGGGTTCCTCTGGATTTTTCAGAATATCATTGATGTTTTTTATCTCTTTCCGGAAATCTTCTTTTGAGATTGTTTCCGGTGGGGCGGCGGGCGTAAGCACGCGGTCCAGTTCTTCCTGCAGGCTCTGCCGTTCTTCGGCGAGCCTTTTTTTATTGGCTCCGTATTCCTCCAGTGTATCAATTCCGTTTTCAAATGCCATTTTCACACGGGATTCACGGGTAGCCAGATGCTCCAGGGCCTGTTGCAGCCGCTGGATGGTCTCATCGTCTTCTTGCTCCTGTTTTCGATCGCGGACTGCGAAGGAGAAGTCTGCGCCGGCAAGAATATCATCGAAGTAGCGGTAGACGGTTCGCTCAGCCTTGGCAACGGTGATTGAATTGGAGCCTTTATGGAAACCTTTTGCGTATTTCCAGCATTGAAAGTACGGACAAGATGTGTTTCCGGCTGTTACCGTCATCGTAGCGCCGCAAATTGGACACTTTAAGAGACCGGAGAGCCAGTGGCGGCAGGTTGATGGGTTGCGGCTCTTAGGAGAGCGTCTGCGGACATCCATGCGCTTGATACGATCCTGATAGCGTGCCGGATCCAGCCGCGTCTCGTGTGTGCCATCGAAAGAGATCCCATTCCAGACCACGGTACCAGCGTAGAAAGGATTGCGCAGCACACGCTCGATGGAGCGGCGTTCCATCCGGTTTCCGCGTCTGGTGCGGTATCCGAGGTCATTGCATCTGCGGGCAATTGCTGTCGGGTCAAGATGCTCGAAGTCGTACTGATCCATGATGTATTTGACAATCTGGTATTCCGATTCATCGATCACAAACGGTTTGCCGCCGCCTGCCGCCTGGTATCCAAGACATGGCGTTGTCTGGTAGCCGTGCTGCAGGGCCTTTTCCTTCATGCCGCGCAGAACCTCGCCAGAGAGACGGATAGAATAGTATTCGTCCATCCATTCGATAATACGCTCGATCAGCGTACCGAATGGGCCGTCGATCAATGGCTCTGAGATACTGATCACATCTACATTGCTCTTTTTCAGCAGTGATTTGTAGACGATGGATTCCTCCTGATTACGGGCAAACCGGCTGTATTTCCAGACCAGGATCACGTCGATCGGGTGGGAGTCCTGCTTCGCAAGGGCGATCATCTCCTGAAATTTTGGCCGCCGGTCGGCATGCCGGCCGGAGACGGATTCCTCGAAGATGAACTCTTTTGCGATGACAATCCCGTTCTTCTTCGCGTAGTCCAGGAGCAGACGCTGCTGCGCATCCGGAGAGAGTTCTGTCTGATCCGCGGTGCTGACGCGGATGTAGAGAGCACCGTTTTTTAGTGCTGACATAATATCACCTTCTTTAAATTTTCAATTTTGGGTATGAGAAAAAACGCCAAAACAAACGTTCTGATTGATTGGCGTCTCCGAAGATGATACAATATGTTTTGCTGAACAGGTATCATTCTTCGGAATGTTACTGAGCCGTCCTGGTGTTGGCGCACCGGGGCGGTTTTTTATTTTAGTTTAAATTCTGTATAGCGTAATCGGCTTCCTCGGCGGTAAACTGTTCACCATATTCAGAGGTGAGCTGATCACGGATCGCTTCTGGCGACATATCCATGTTATCACGGTAGTCTTTTGCGGTCTCGAGGGCGTTTGCGTTCCAATCAGCATTTATATTATCGACAGCGTACTGCGCCTCTTCAGCGGTAAATTTTTCCCCACTTTCAGATGTAAGCTGGTCATAGAGTCCGGCTTTCGACATATGCATCGTTTCGTTGTAGTTTTCTGCTGTTGCAAGGGCATTTGCATTCCAGTCGGCGGTCATATTGTCAACTGCATACTGGGCAGCCTCGGCAGAGAACTGGTCTCCATACTCGGAGGTCAACTGATCGTAGATTCCGGCTTTTGACATGTGCATTATTTCACTGTAGCTTTCAGCTGAATTAAGAGCCGATGTATAGTCCCACGGAACGCTGGAGTCTTCGGATTCGGACTGTGTACTTGTGGCTTCTTCGGTTGGAGTCGGTGTTGCCTCTTCCGTAGGCGTTGGAGTTTCGGTCTCGCTGATGCTGCTGGAAGCAGTAGACGAAGAGCTTGAGGAACTCGAGGAGCTGGAAGCGGTTGACGATCCGCAGGCAGTCAGAGCGGATGCGGTGAGGGCAGTTGCCAGAATGAGGGTTACGATTTTCTTTTTCATAGACATTCTCCTTTTTGAAATGTATTTTGTGCGGGATACAATATCCCATGTACATACGTTTAACAATTCAAAAAATTACGGATTAATTAAAGCTTATATATGGTTTCCCACTTAGCATCTGTGATTTTTTCTACTTTTTTTACAGATAATTTTCCACCTGATTTAGCTAGATGTATCATGAAACCATGTTTTTTTTGCCAAAAAATTAAACGAGCTTTGCCGATGCTTCCGTTTTGCATATAATGAATTTCCCCGAAATAATCTTGCGGAGGATTGAGATCTTTATGAGAAGCATATGCGTAATGGAGGGACAAAGGATATTTAGACAATTTACCCGTTTGCGTGTAAGGACATGCTTCATAAAAAGTAAAATCTGTAGAATACAGAAATTTATTCGTATCTATGGATAGACGATTGCTCAAATGAGCTTGTTTAAGAGCAAATGAAATGAGCTTATTTAGTTGTTTAAATTCTTTTTCAATTAGGACTTTATCAGACGAAGGAACTGTTATAATTCCATGGTTTAAGCTACTCGGTATATTTCTGCCGACAGGCAGTATAACAGGAGAAGAAGCATCAGGAACTCCAGAATACCTTGGTGAAGGATGTCTTTCTTCGATAACGGATGAGTGACGTTGTATTGCTAAATTCCCTTTCGGGGTTGGCTTATCTAATTCGTCAAGATAGCCATTTCTTTTTAAAAATGTTTTTTCTGCTACGAAGTCAATTCCATATTCATATTCAAAATATGCAGGTGTTTTTTTATTACTGTATTTTTTTAACCAGTATAACATGTAAATGTGACCAGGTAATAAGCCATCATTATAACGAACCATCATATTTCTCGAAACTAAAGATTGACTTGGAAACATTTCTGCACGCTCCAACCATTCTCGTATATTTCTTTCGTTAGAAATATATGGTTTTTCAGGATAGTCCGTATAATATTTTTGGTAAATGGTATTTTTGTCAAGCTTTTCAACTGCTTTGCTTTTACCAAAAAGAAAGTCTAAAATTCCCATAATAGATTTTTACCTTCTGTACATTTTTTATTATTTTTTCAGAATGTTTTTTTATATTTTACAGATACTATCTGCATGAAGATATTAATTGCAGAAGTCATCTATAAGAAAAACCTCTCTCTCCGGCAGGTATCAATTCTGACCGGAATCCCGAAGTCCACGCTCAATGATCTGTGCAATGGAAGCATACCGCGATTGGATACACTGGAGCAGATTGCTAAGGGCTTGCAAGTGCGGATGCACGATTTATATGACAGCCCTTATAAGTGATTTTCAGAAAGTGTCCGAGTTTTCGGACGATTTCCAAAATCTGCTAATTTGCGACCCACCGAGGCGTATTACTGATATACGGAACAATGTGTTCGGTAAAAAAATGTTGAAATCGAACGAATGTTCTAGTATAATAATACCAGATCGGAGGGTACATATTATGGATGATTACAAGAAACTTATAATTGAAATGCTCGATCATGCCGATGATAGGAGATTATTCCTGATCTATACGTATGTCAAAGCGATCTTGGGGCTGAGGTAATCAGCCCTTTTTTTCTTGCAATAATTCAACCATTTTCTGCAGGACTTCCCAGTCTGATTCATCCAATGCGGTCAGCATTGATATGAACTTTTTCTTAAAAGTGTCTTCTTCATCTTTTAAAATGCCGCCGACGAAAGCGGCGATCTGTTCATCACGAGACGCTTCGATAAACATTTCCCCTTCACCGGTGCGCAGCCAGGTCTCATTGACTCTTCCTTTGGGAAAGTCTGTTTTACATATAAGAGAGATAACGGCATCACTGGGTGCATTTTTTCCTACTTCATAAGCACTAATGTTTCCTCGTGCTGTTCCTAACACATCAGCAAATTCTTGCTGAGTCATTTCCAATTCGTTCCTTAATTTTTTGAGACGTTTATACATTTAAGTGTTCACCTCTTTTCTTGATTTTGATTATAACGCAGGAGTAATAGAAAATCAATATAAAAAGTTGGTAAATCGCAAAAAGTTGGTAAATATCAAAAATGCTATTGACAAATGAAATTAACCAGCATATAATCGCAATATACCAACCAAGAAAGGAAGTGAAACGAGATGTCAGAAAAAGAAAAACAGATTCTGGAAACCATCGCAACGGCAATTCCTAAAATGTCTGATTTTGACAAGGGTTATCTCTTAGGTATGGGAGAAGCCATGGTAAGCCAGAAACAGGATGACAGAAAAAAGAAAGAAGGTGAGTTACATGAACACGTTCGAGAATTACGGATGCCCTAAGGGAGCACCGGGAGCTATGGGCGTTGACTATGCACAGCTTGAAAAAACAATTTCTTTTGCTATGCATCAGTTCATGGCGAAAAGAGAAGAGATCTTGCTTGGCGGGAAACCAGAGCCACCAGAGGTAACAGGATATAAAGTTTATATCTATTACAACGGTGGCGCGGCTGAGTTTTGGTTATGGCGTGAGAATCAGTGGGTAAATTGGTCTTATATGGAACAATGAAGAGTTTCAGCGAGTTCTACAAAAGGCTGCCGGAATGATTCTCCAGAAAGGATGCTCCAATAACTTAAATACCGAGTAAGTGAGCTTTCATCTTCTGGTAACCTGCTTAAAAGGGGAACAGTTTCCCATAATGCAGGGTATTTGCGAAAAATTGGTAGAAGTAATTTGGCAATTTGCAAATTGAAATTTCTGTCATAGCATTCGGAAACAGCATGAACCCAAATATTAGAAGATGGATCGGAGACATCCAAAAGATTTTGAAGGTTAGATACGGAATTCATGCGATTATCGCAGTAGGAGATAAAAGATCCCGCGTATTCGGGATGACCGAGGATTCCACTTTTCGCCCAAACAATGGCCAGCTGTTCCATGAAAAACAAAGAGGAAAGTTCGCAAATGCTTTCTTCAAACCATCGCATCTTTTGTGGAACTGGACTTCCAATCAAAAGGTGACAGAATTCATGGGAAAATTGATAGGCTATTTGAGACCAAGAAGTGTCCATACAGCAGATATGAATTTTATCGTAAGTAGAAGCGGTTTCTGGGTGATCAAAGCGAATATCATTTATAAGTCGGAATGTAGGGGCTTGTTTGTGAAAATACGGTTCCATCAATTTGATCAGCTCGTCAATGATAACTACGATGTTCGAAGTGTTTGGCACATATGCTTTTTCGGTGTAGTGAAAGCGAGATTGGATAATGGTTACATCACTATTCATGGCAATTCTCCTTTTCAAAATATTTTGAAAGAAGTATAACACAAAATCAAAAATAAAGATAGAAAGAAGGAATTAGATGAACGAGTTGTTAAAAATTAACTACGAGGCAGAACAGCCGACCGTATCAGCAAGAGATCTACATGAAGCATTAGAGGTCAAAAGCAATTTTACAACATGGTTTAATCGCATGTGTGAATATGGATTCAGAGAAAAAATAGACTTTAAAACTTGCTTTCCAAAAATGGAAAGCGAGAGTCACGGTGGACAGAATATGATTGACCATGAAATCTCCATCGATATGGCAAAACAGATCTACATGATCCAGCGATCCGAGAAAGGTAAGCAGTACCGCCAGTATTTCATTGATCTGGAGAAAGCCTGGAACACCCCAGAGCAGGTGATGGCAAGAGCACTGAAGCTCGCGGACAAGACCATCGACACTCTGAAAGAAGATAACAAGAAGCTGATCGAGGACAATGAGCGCATGCGTCCGAAGGAAATCTTCGCGGACGCGGTGAAGGCAAGCGACAGCTCCATTCTGATCGGAGATCTGGCGAAAATCCTGCGTCAGAACGGCGTGGACACTGGACAGAAAAGATTGTTCGAACAGCTTCGTAATGAAGGTTACCTTATGAAGACTGGATCCAGTCGGAACATGCCGACGCAGCGATATGTAGCAGACGGCCTGTTCCAGATCAAAGAAACCGTGATTTCCAATCCGGACGGCAGCGTGCGGATGACTAAAACCACAAAGGTAACCGGAAAAGGCCAACAGTATTTCCTGAATAAGTATTTGAAGAATAAGGAGGCAGTATGAGCCAAAAAAAATTGAGTGAGTACATCGAAGCTCTGGACGGGATCACGTATCCGCAGTGGGTAAAGCTGAGAACTGGGATTGATATGCAGTTTGATTTCTCCAGAAGAGAGCTGGAAAAAAATATGCAGATCTCTTCCGGAGAAACAGCACGACTTATCCGTTTGGATTTTGGAGATGCAAGCTTTAGGTGATGCTGATGTTCGACATAGCAGTAGTAATTACTGTACTTGGAATGAATGCACTTTCCGCATTGTGCTATTCAAGAGAAAAGAAACGTACAGGCCTTATTTTAAAGGCACTGGCAGATGGCATTTCTTTAATATTTGTCTGTACTCGATGAAGATTGTTTTTGACAGGTCCTCAAAAATCTCGTCCATTTTTTGAGCACATTTTTCATATGGATATTCTGGATTGCCATTTTCAGCTTCCGCCAAGTTTAGGAATGCTAAATAGAAATCAGAATACATTGCCTGAGATAGTGGTTCCATGAGATGGATGTTTTGAGTCATTATATCCAAAAATGTGGAACGTACTTCAATAGACATAGTGCTCAACTGATTTTGAGGGAAGAATCCCATGCGATATCTCTGATAAAACGGGACATAAAATTTTAAAAGCTGTTCTTTTCTGACGTTGTATTTTCTGTCGGATGAGTCTTTTATCGAGTTTAGATAAACAAGGGTAAACGACCCAATTACAGTGATTACAGAAACAATAACAGAGCTATTCACGATGATCTCCTTTCTGAAATACTCGGGCACGGCGGTGCCCTGTATAACCAGAATAGGAGTGGAGCAGTAAAAAGTCAATAAAAAGAAAAAGTCCCACAGGAAGGACCAGTTCCCATGGGACGAATACAAAAAAACAATTTGCAACTACATAATAGCTCAAAAATGGTTATGAATCAATAGAAAATCATTACGGAGCCGGGTTGCATACGATAAGGAGATAAGGAAGAGGTGATGCCTTATGAAAGAAATCATGGTTGTTACTCGGATCACGATCGGAGGACAGCAGTATACAGCAGAGGAACTCGGAGAAGAAAAAATAAAAGAGATCGTTCGCCAGCGGATGGAAGCAGCGGTGGAGTCGATCGGGTATGAAAGGACGCAGAAATGAAAGCATCAGATAAAACAGCGCTGGCGATCGGCGCGGTTGGTACATGGATTTACATCGGCGGCGTGGATTCGGATCTGTGGGGCCGCGCCGCCCTGGGAGCCGGAATGTTTCTTCTTGCGCTCGCTGGTAAGAAAATCGGCGATTACGTCGAAGAGTGCCGTGAGGAGCAGGAAGAGCGGGAAGAAGAGCGCCGAGACGAGGTGTTTGCGGCGTGGATCCGCTCAGGGTCGTTGAAAGAAGGGTGAGAATAATGCAGATCGTTGAATATACCGAGGCGGTGGATCTGACGATGCACGGCATGCATGATGATATTTATGTCATGCAGCCGATGGCCATCAGCGGGATGACTATGCAGGAAGTCCGTGCTGCTGCAGAAGCCGGGGCTGTGTTTGCGGTCATGAAACAGCCACGGAAAGAGCCTGAAACGAAAGAAGAGGTAAAACCAACGCCCCCCCGAAAAGCCCTGTTGGACAGGGCAGGAAGAGGAAGCTGGACACTGGAAAGATGACGGCACTTCGAAACGCCGGATGGTCCTATGAGAAGATTGCAGACGAAATGGGCTGCAGTGCGGGGACCGTATGGAATTTCTTTAACAAAGACAAGGAGGATAAGAAAGTTGTCAGTGAAAATCAATAAACTTGAAATCGAAAACGTCAAGCGAATCAAAGCAGTAAAACTGGAACCGACGGCAAACGGTCTGACCGTCATTGGTGGCAGAAACAACCAGGGTAAGACGTCGGTGCTGGATTCCATCGCGTGGGCATTGGGTGGCGAAAACTTCAGACCATCAGATGCGACGCGCGAGGGATCCATCATCCCGCCAAACTTAAAAATTGTGTTGAACAATGGCCTGATTGTTGAGCGTAAAGGCAAAAACAGCGCGTTGAAGGTAACGGATCCAAGCGGTCAGAAGGCCGGACAGTCGTTGTTGAACACTTTTGTCGAGTCTCTGGCATTGAATCTTCCGAAGTTCATGGAGAGCTCCGGGAAGGAAAAAGCACAGACGTTGCTGCAGATCATCGGCGTTGGTAACCAGTTGGCGGAGTTAGAGAAAGAAGAAAAAGAGCTGTATCAGGATCGGCTGTACATCGGCCGGACTGCGGATCAGAAAGAAAAGTTCGCCAAAGAACAGCCATATTACCCGGAAGCACCCAAGGATCTTGTCTCACCATCTGCGCTGATCCGGCAGCAGCAGGACATTCTTGCTCAGAATGGAGAAAATCAAAGGAAAAGAGAACAGGCAGGAAAGATCCGGGAAGAAGTAAAACGCGCTTATGAAGAGGTAAAGCGGTTGTCTGATCAGCTGGAAGCAGCAAAACAGCATCATCTGCAACTGGTAAAGGATCTGGAAATTGCTGAAAAATCAGCTGCCGATCTGGTAGATCAGTCTACCAAGGACCTGGAAGACAGCATTTCCAATATCGAGGAGATCAATCGGATGGTACGCGCAAATTTGGATAAGGAGAAGGCTGAGGATGATGCAAAAGAATACCGTCGTCAGTATGATCAACTTTCAGAGAAAATTACTTCTGTCCGGGAAAAGAAAGCAAACCTGCTTTCTTCTGCAGAGCTGCCTCTTCCAGATCTGTCTGTAAAGGAAGGTGAGCTGGTGTATAAAGGGCAGAAATGGGACAACATGTCCGGTTCTGAACGGCTGATGGTATCAACTGCCATTGTCCGGAAATTGAATCCGGAGTGTGGCTTTGTTCTTCTGGACAAGCTGGAGCAGATGGATCTGCAGACACTGCAGGAGTTTGGTTCCTGGCTGGAGGGCGAAGGGCTGCAGGCGATCGCTACCAGGGTAAGTACCGGTGATGAGTGCAGCATCATAATCGAAGACGGTTATGTGGTTGGACAGGCGCAGGCTGAACAGCCACAGCAAAAATCATGGAAGGCAGGTGTATTTTAATGGAAATTATCAAAGGTGTAATTCCCTGTGCAAAAAAAGTTGTGGTTTATGGTCCGGAAGGAATTGGCAAATCTACGTTTGCCAGTAAATTCCCGGATCCGGTGTTCATTGATACTGAGGGTAGCACGAACTCAATGGATGTTGCCCGGTTGCCAAAAGCTACAAGCTGGCAGAACCTTCTTGACCAGGTGGACTACATCCGGACGCATCCGGACGTGTGTAAAACGCTTGTGGTTGACACGATCGACTGGGCGGAGTCTATGTGCATCCAGTTTATCTGCGATAAGCATCGGAAGTTTGGAATCGAGGATTTCGGGTATGGAAACGGCTATACCTATGTAAAAGAGGAGATTGGCCGGTTCCTGAATCGGCTTTCAGAAGTTGTGGAAGCGGGCGTCAACGTGGTTCTTACAGCACATGCGCAGATTAAAAAATTTGAACAGCCGGATGAGCTGGGAGCTTATGACCGATGGGAACTGAAGCTTGGAAAGAAAACAACATCCCAGACATCGCCGCTGATCAAGGAATGGGCGGACATGCTGCTGTTTGCCAACTACAAAACGTTTTCCATTGCAGTTGATGACAAGGGAAAGAAGAGGAAAGCGCAGGGCGGTGAGCGTGTCATGTACACGTCACATAACGCCTGCTGGGATGCAAAGAACCGTTTCGGTCTGCCGGATGAGGTTCCGTTTGACTACAAAGTCATTCAGAACATTATAGAACAGGGAAAAGCTTCCGCAGATATGAAACCGTACAAAGCTGCAGAAGTACCTAAAACGGCGTCAGCTCCTGAGCCCGTTCCGGAAGCTCCGAAGCCGACAACGCCAGAAGAAGTAACTGGGGAACAGATGAATCTTCCACTGGATGAGCCGCCTAAAACGCCGGATCCTGCAGGGGAGAACAGTCTGGATCCGGAAATCCCGAAGGCACTGCGAGACCTGATGGAAACTTATCACGTAGATGAATGGGACGTGGAGAACGTCGTAGAAGCGAAAGGGTATGTTCCGGTCGGCACAAAGATCAAAGATTACGATGTCGTAAATCCTGGCATTATCGAGGGGCTTCTGGTAGCCTGCTGGGACCAGGTCTATGCTGCAATCAAAGAAATGAAAGAAAAACAGGAAATTCCATTTAATTAAGGAGGAAAACGATTATGTCAGTAGAAGGAAGAGAACTTGGATGGGATGATTCTATTAAACAGGATTCCCAGAACTTTGATCCAATCCCGGAGGGGGATTACAACGTAACCATCGAGAAATATGACCGCAGCAGATCCAAAGGAGAAGGAAAGCTCCCGCCATGCAATATGGCAGTCGTGTACTTTATTGTACACGGACAAGACCGTGAGATTACAATTCGCGAGAACTATATCTTACATAGCAGTCTGGAATGGAAGCTGTCGGAGTTGTTCCGTGGTGTTGGCCTGAAAAAAGAGGGCGAAGAGCTCAGAATGGACTGGAATTCACTTCCGGGAAAAACGGCAAGAGCAAAAATCGGCGTGAAGCCGGGAATCAAAGATCCAAATAAGAAGTTCAATTACATCGAAAAGCTGTATCCGAAAGACTCGGATAAGCCAGCATTTACGCCAGGGAGATTTTAAATGGAACTGAGACCGTATCAGAAAGAAGCAAAAGAAGCTATTTTTGAACAGTGGGACAGCGGGGTGTTAAAAACCCTGCTGGTCCTTCCTACTGGATGTGGAAAGACAGTAGTTTTTGCTAAAGTAACAGAAGAGTGTGTCCGGCAGGGTGATCGTGTCCTGATCCTGGCACACAGAGGGGAGCTGCTGGAACAGGCCGCAGATAAACTGATGAAGACAACCGGTCTTGGCTGTGCCCTTGAAAAAGCAGAGAGTTCCTGTCAGGGAAGCTGGTTCCGCGTAGTAGTTGGTTCTGTGCAGACACTGATGAGAGAGAAACGTCTGAACAGTTTCGATCCCTTTTATTTTAACACGATCATCATTGACGAAGCTCATCACTGTATTTCGGACAGCTATCAGCGTGTGCTGCAGCATTTCCCGCATGCACATGTATTAGGCGTAACAGCAACGCCAGATCGCGGTGATATGCGGAATCTTGGAGCCTATTTTGAGTCACTGGCCTATGAATATACACTTCCGAAAGCAATCAAAGAAGGGTATCTGTCCCCGATCAAGGCGCTGACTATTCCGCTTAAAATTGATATGAGTAGTGTATCGGTACAGGCCGGAGACTTTAAAGCAAGCGAAATCGGCACCGCCTTGGATCCGTATCTGCAGGGCATTGCGGAAGAAATGCAGAAATACTGCCGGGATAAAAAAACGGTGGTGTTCCTTCCGCTGGTAAAGACCAGCCAGAAATTCCGTGATTTGCTGAATCAGTATGGATTTAGGGCGGCAGAAGTAAATGGAGACAGCCAGGACAGAGCTGAAATTCTGAAAGATTTTGATGCCGGGAAGTATAACGTGCTGTGCAATTCGATGCTCCTGACAGAGGGCTGGGATTGCCCGTCTGTGAATTGTATTGTGGTTCTCAGACCAACCAAGGTGCGGAGCCTGTATTGTCAGATGGTGGGGCGCGGTACCCGATTGTCCCCGGAAACAGGAAAAGACCATCTACTGTTGCTTGATTTTTTGTGGCACACAGAGCGGCATGAGCTGTGCCATCCGGCGAGCCTGATCTGCGAAAATGAAGAAGTAGCCCAGCAGATGACAGAAAATCTGGAAAAAGAAGCAGGCATGCCGGTTGATCTCGAAGAAGCGGAACAGAAAGCATCGGAGGATGTCGTAGCACAAAGAGAAGAAGCTTTAGCAAAGCAGCTTGCAGAAATGAAGAAGCGCAAAAAGAAACTGGTGGATCCGCTGCAGTTTGAAATGTCCATCCAGGCAGAAGACCTGTCCAGCTATGTTCCCTCTTTTGGGTGGGAAATGGGACCGCCATCTGAGAAGCAGAAAAAGACACTGGAAAAGCTGGGCATTATGCCGGATGAAATCGAGAATGCAGGAAAAGCAGAAAAGATCTTGGATCGATTGAGTAAAAGACGCACGGAGGGGCTGACGACACCAAAACAGATCCGTTTTCTGGAAAGCAGGGGATTTGAGCATGTAGGAACTTGGCAGTTTGAAACAGCAAAGAATCTGATCGACAGGATCGCAGCGAATGGCTGGCGGATTCCAATGGATATCAACCCGAGAGAATATAAAGGAGCTTAAAGAGTATGGAACAGAGGACGAGCCTTACAGAAATTATAGAACATATCAATCCATCCGAGCTTACTTATCAGGAATGGTGTTCTGTCGGGATGGCTCTGAAACAGGAAGGTTATCCGGTGTCTGTATGGGATGCCTGGAGCCAGAAAGATTACGGCAGATATCATGCAAATGAATGTGAGAAAAAATGGAGAACCTTTTCTGGCTCATCCTCACCGGTAACCGGCGGCACGATCGTACAGCTTGCCCTGGATCATGGATGGGTTCCGGAGAAGGGCCATGAACTGGATTGGAACGACAGTATCGCGGTGGACAGTGACCGTGTTGTTGTGGATAAAAACTGGTTGGAAGGGAAAGAGATACAGGAGCCTTCCAACTGGAATCCGGCGGAGCAGCTGATCACGTATCTGGAAACACTGTTTGAAGCAGGAGAAAACGTAGGATACGTCACTGGAAGTTGGGAAAAGACAGATGAAAAAGGTACGCGCTGGCTGCCACAAAAAGGCAGCTGGGACCGTACTGCCGGACAGTTGATTGAATTGCTGAACGACTGTAAAGGGGACATTGGCGCAGTACTTGGTGACTACAATCCGGAAGCCGGAGCGTGGATCCGCTTCAATCCGTTGGACGGAAACGGCTGTAAAAATGAAAATGTAACAGAGTACCGGTATGCTTTAGTAGAGTCAGATCATATGGAGCTGGAACAGCAGAATGCTATCCTGCGGGAGCTAGAACTTCCGATCGCCTGCCTGGTATATTCCGGAAAAAAGAGCCTGCATGCTATTGTGCGGGTAGATGCGGCAGATTACAACGAGTATCGAAAACGGGTTGATTATCTGTATGAAGTCTGCCAGAAAAACGGAATCGACGTGGATACACAGAACCGGAATCCATCGAGACTTTCCAGAATGCCAGGAGTGCAGCGTGGTGAAAAGAAACAGTTCATCGTAGATACTAACATCGGAAAACAGTCTTGGAATGAATGGTACGAGTGGATTGAGGGTGTCAACGATGATCTGCCGGAGCCGGAAGGGCTGGAAAGTGTATGGGATAATCTGCCGGAGCTGTCACCGTGTCTGATTGATGGAATCTTAAGAAAAGGGCATAAAATGCTTATTTCCGGTCCGTCTAAGGCAGGTAAGTCATTCCTGCAGATCGAACTGTGTATTGCCATTGCAGAAGGAAAGAAGTGGCTGCAGTGGCATTGCGCACAGGGACGTGTCATGTACGTCAATCTGGAGCTTGACCGGGCAAGCTGTCTGCACCGTTTTAAAGATGTATACGAAGCAATGGGCTTTACACCGGATAATCTGCAGAATATTGATATCTGGAACCTGCGTGGTAAATCAGTCCCTATGGATAAGCTGGCACCAAAGCTGATCCGGCGTGCTGCGAAGAAGAACTATGTGGCGATCATCATTGACCCGATTTATAAGGTCATTACAGGAGATGAGAACAGCGCGGATCAGATGGCGAATTTCTGTAACCAATTTGATAAAGTCTGCACAGAGCTTGGATGCGCGGTGATTTATTGCCATCATCACAGTAAAGGAAACCAGGGCGGAAAGAAGTCCATGGATCGTGCTTCTGGTTCCGGTGTATTTGCCCGTGATCCGGATGCTCTGCTGGATCTGATCGAGCTGGAACCTACGGAAGCGCTGATGAAGCAGGAAGAAAATAAAGCGATCTGCAAGGCGTGTACGGATTATCTGGATGCGCATTTCAAGTGGGAGGATGATCTTTCGCAGGACGATTTACTAAGCAGTGCGCAGATGATGAGCTACTGCGAGGCGCATCTGGACCGGTGGCAGAAGATAGCCCTGGACAAGCAGATCACCGAGGCAAAAGCGGCAGTACAGGCCCATACGGCATGGAGAATCGAAGGGACACTTCGAGAATTTCCAAAGTTCGAACCGGTCAACATGTGGTTTGAGTATCCGGTTCACTGTCTGGATCAGATCGGTGTGCTGAAAGATCTTGAGCTGGAAGCAGACAAACCGGCATGGCAGAAAGGTAGAGAAGCCAGAAAGAAACAAGGAGAGCAAGCGCGTAAAGCCAAAAAGGAAAAATATAAGATGGCGATAGAAAATTTCCGGTTTACGCATGAGGACAAATATCCGACTGTAAAGGAGCTGTATGAAGTCCTGAAATCGGATGCAGAAGCAACCGGCGAGAAATATCCGGAGGAAAAAACGGTTCGAAATTCATTAAAAGAAATCGGATTTATGGTAAATAAAGATACGCGTTGTATTTGCCCGATACCTGAAACATTTTAGGTTATGGGCAAATGCCCGACACCTAAAATAACATAGGTCACGGGAATTCCCGCAATCATGGTAACGGGCATCGGGCAGAAAGTTGCCCGACACCTTGTTTTTTAGGTGGCAGGAATGCCCGCCCGGCACCTGTATATAAATATATACCCTAATCGGGCGGGAATGTGCGGGCATGCCCACCCTAAGTGTGGGGCGATTGAGTACGCCCCCACAACGGGTTAGGAGCATACCCACCCAGCACAGACGCGCAGGAAAGGAATGATAAAACATGTCACACGACAAACGACTCAAAATTGCGGGACAGATGCCTCCGCTTAGAAGAATCCCCTTTGGAGAAATTTATGACGCATCGAAAGACGAAGTTCTTCTGTGGCTGAAAGAACAGCCGGAGCTTTTGAATTTGTTTGCTGACAAATTAAGATCTTGGGGTTGCATCACATTTGATAAAAAATCTGGTACTTGGAGAGGGGCTGATTATCATGATTGATTTTTTTATGGCGATGAACCCGCCGACGATAACACATCAGGAACATAAAGTTGCAATCGTAAATGGGAAACCGGTATTTTACGAAACACCAGAATTAAAAAGAGCCCGGCAGAAACTGATTGGGCATCTGTGTAAATATAAGCCAGAAGACATGGAACCGTACCAGAAAGGTGTACGCCTGGTTACAAAGTGGTGCTTCCCGCAGGGAGAGAAACATAAGGACGGAGAATACCGGACTACAAAGCCTGACACCGATAACCTGCAGAAGCTGCTGAAAGATTGCATGACGACGGTAGGATTCTGGAAAGATGATGCACTGGTTGCGTCAGAGATCGTGGAAAAGTTCTGGGCGCGCATCCCAGGCATTTACATCAAGATTGAGGAGCTGCCATGATGAATTATTTTAAATTCTTTACAGAGGTCTGGCGATTCTTCAAGAAGTATTATGATCGGCCAGGAAAAGAACAGGATTATGAGGAGAGTGTTCGGGAATGCTCTCAGCTTGCGAAAACGTTCGGAAATGGAGAGTTTGTAAACCAGGTATGCATGGCAGTCCTGGAAGAACTGGAACGCTGCTGGAAGGGCAGAGAGGAGGAGTAGATGGCAGTGATTGGAATCATCGTGTTTTGCGGGGGGATCATCTGTGCGGCGTCGTGGTTACTGAACCGGCCAGAGCGTCCGAAGGATCCGGAAGAGGACCGGGAGCAGGAACAGTATCTGAAGGAATGGAGCAGGAACCATGGGAAAAACGAAAAAAGAAGCTAAAAAGGCAATGGGCGTAAGCCCGATCACTGGAATAATCTATTACGGTACCCTTCGGGGTGATGAATGGGTTGGAGAGAAGGAAGATGTGACCGATATGGCCATCAGAGCCGTATTCGACTGGTTCATCGAGAAGCATCAGGACGCATGCCCGCCGGATGGGGTGTATACGCTTGAGTTTCTGGGGGAAGATTATGTGCTGAGTATGAAGAGAAAGGACAGTGAAATTTTCGAAAAGCCAGAAAAATCGAAATTATGCCCACGATGCGGGGCTAAAGTGCAAATGTAAAACGAAAAGAAAGGAGCCAGCCTCCGGCCGGGGCAAGGGTATACCGGGCTTCTTGAAATAATGGGAGAATTAAGCACGGAAGAATGGAAAAAACAGAAAAAGGTACAGAGAGCAATCTTCACGGCAAAGCAGAATCTGCCGTATGAAGTGAAAATTCGCCGTCAGGCCAGAAGAGCATGGGAGTTCTGGACGGAGATGGAAAGCCAGGATAAGAGCTGCCATGTGAGCGTCGGCGGATTGGACAGCATTACGCTGTATATCTGGCTGCATAGCATCGGCATCCATGTTACAGGCATTACGGTGTCAGGCATTGAGGATCAGAGTATCCAGAAGGTACATAGAGCACTGGGGCTTGAAATTGTGAAATCGTATAAGAGCAAGGTCACGATCTTGAATGAGCTTGGATTTCCGGTGATCAGCAAAAAAATCGCGGGGCGGATCAATACGTTGCAGAATCCGACAGAAAACAATAAGACGGTGCGGCATGCAATCATTACCGGCGAATGCGGCGCGCAGGGACACTATGCAAAGAATAGCCGTATGCAGTTGCCGCAGAAATGGTTACGACTGTTCGGCGGTTATGAAAACGAGGACGAGGGTGTCAACTATGGCAAGCCTGAGCCGGACATTAAAATTTCGAATGAGTGTTGTTACTGGCTAAAAGAGAAACCTTGCGACGACTGGGCGAAGAACCATAACAGCAGTCCTTACCTTGGAATCATGGCAAGCGAAGGGGGACAGCGTGAAGAGGCGCTGATCGATCATGGTTGCAATTATTACGGCAAGACGGTGATACGATCTGCTCCCTTTGCGATCTTCATGCGGCAGGATATTCTGCAATTGGCGCTGGATATGGACCGCTGGTATCATGAGCATCTGGAATTATTTGAGAAACTGTATCATGCGCAGCCGTATGGCCGGAATAAAGACGGGAGCCCGAAAAAATATGTTCAGCTGGAATCCATCGTGCCGAAAATCTATGGAGCGATAGCAAAGCGGCAGAATGGAGAACTCTACACAACGGGAGCACAGAGAACCGGCTGCAGCATGTGCGGGTTCGGAATCCATCTGGAGCAGCGGCCGCACCGGTTTGACAAGCTCCGGGAGCGCAACCTGAAAGAATGGGAATTTTGGATGTATCGCTGTTGCACAGACCCGAACACAGGCGAGAAATATGGCTGGGGAAGAGTCCTGGATTATATCGGTGTGGAGTGGGAGGACATTCCGGCAGTGCAGATGAGTTTGGAGGATTTTCTGGAGGTAACACCATGAAAGAGAATACACCAGAACAGCAGTTAAAATTACTTTGCAGACTGATAATCCGCGAACGTGCTATTTGGAACTATTTCAACGAAAACGGTTGCAATGATCCGTTCTATCCGGATGGCTGCAATATGAATCTGACGAGAAATCATATTATTTCTTACAAGAGAGATATTGCAGAGTTATGTGAAAAAGCTGGAATGTCACTTCCGGAAGAATATTTTTTGAAAATTCCACCGGAAGTTGATGATAATTACATGGCAAACCTGAAACAGCAGGCACGTGTCGATCGGTTAAAACAGCAGGGGGATAAGTTAAGCTTAAAAAAAACAAAATTCGTCGATGACGGACAGCTGGAATTTGGATGAGGTGAAAAACAATGAATGGTGAAGGATATCGTGATCCGACAGCGGACAGGGCAATTCGAAACGCTACCCACCTGCCGAGACAGATCTGGAGTGTGGTCAAGGTTGTACGGGAGGTTTTGAACGTGTCGCACCTGGAATTGGTCGAGATCAAAATGAGAGACCGGACAACCGGAAGAGAACACAAGTGGGGAGGTGATACCAGTGGAGAAAAAGGTTCTGGAGCAGTACATAGACGCATGCGAGCTGATCAAAGAGACGGAAAAGGATATTAGACGGCTGAAAAAGAAGCGGCAGACCATCGTGCAGACGAACGTATCCGGGAGCAATCCGGAATTCCCGTACAATCCGCAGCACTTTAAGATCGCTGGGACGGCGTTCACGTATGAAGAGGATGCCCGCCTGCGGCACGAGGAGAAGATCCTGGAAGAGCGCCGGGAGAACGCCCAGCGGCTGAAAGTGGAGGTGGAGCAGTGGATGAACCACATTCCACAGAGGATGCAGCGGATCATCAAATACAGAGTCTTCGAGGAGATGAGCTGGAGCCAGGTGGCAAGTAAACTGGGGCGGAAAGCTACGGAGGGCAGTGTGAAAATGGAATTTCAAAGATTTTTCGAGAAAGAGTAAACTTTGTTACGTTTGTTACATATGTTACGATTCAAAATGTTATAGTGTATCATGGAAGAACGGCAGGAAGGGTTTCATCTTTTCTTTACCTCCTTGTGAATGTATTTTGATCGGCGACCAGGCGTCACAGCCTGGCCGTTGATTTGGCAGGCATCAGCCCGTGGAAAAAGCCCGAATGATGCACGGTGTTGAACGAAGCCCCAGACATCTGAACTGAGAGCGATGCACCGCCTTAGAGAGATTGACAAGGCCTGCTTGAATTTTATAGTTATGTAGTGCCATAACTACAAAAAACGGTAGGAAGTGCTATTGGAACGTAGCTCAAGGAGAGCGCAGAGACGCCGGCACGAGGCGCAGGTTCGAATCCTGCCGTTCCAACTCTCCAGTGGATGGAGATTCTCCGATTTGTTACTCTTATACAAGGATTCCTCGCAGAGATGCGGGGAATTTTTGCGTGCAGAAACAGAAAGGCGGTGTTGCAGGATGGCAAAATTGACTGCAAAGCAGCAGAGATTTGTTGAGGAGTATCTGATCGACCTGAATGCAACGCAGGCCGCGATCAGAGCTGGCTATAAAGCAGGAAACTCACAAAGAGCCAGCGAAATAGGAAATGAATTACTCCAGAAAACTCCAGTTTCAGAAGCGATTCAGCAGGCAATGGCCGAAAGGTCAAAAAGGACAGGTATCAACCAAGACAGAGTAATCCAAGAACTGGCGCGAATAGCTTTTGTGAATCCGCAAAAAGTAATCAATTCTGAAGATGCTTCTATTCGAGCAGATGCCACAGAAGATGATTTGGCATGTATTCAGTCAGTAAAAGTTAAAACTATGGATGGTGAAAAAGGATCGTCAGTTGAAAGGGAAGTCCGATTAAATGATAAGATGAGAGCACTGGAGCTTCTTGGAAAACACCTTGGTATGTTCAAGGATAAAGTTGAGCTGGATACAGATATGGATCTCAACATCACAATTAATTACGGAGAGGACGATTCCGGATGAACATAAACGTCCAGATGAACCCAGGCTTCAAAGAAGTTGACCGCAGCCGAAAACGGTATATTGTTATGAAAGGCTCTGCCGGATCAGGAAAGAGTGTTGATACGGCGCAGAATTATATCCTGCGGCTGATGCAGGATCCGGGAAGAAATCTTCTATGCGTTCGAAAGGCGGACGTGACAAACAGGGATAGCACTTTTGCAGAATTGCAGGGTGCTATTTTTCGTATGTTTGGGGAGCAGTATAAGAGATATTGGCACATCAACAGCTCCAACATGATTATGGAGTGTAAGATCAACCGGAATCAGATCATTTTCCGTGGAGTCAATGATGAGAAACAGCGTGAAAAGCTGAAATCCATTACTTTCAAGCGTGGAAAGTTGACCGATGTGTGGATTGAAGAAGCAACGGAAATTACGCAGGCGGACTTCGAGATCATTGATGACCGTCTCCGTGGTGAACTGCCGGATGGACAGTTCTATCAGATCCGGATGACGTTCAACCCGGTATCGGCGTATCACTGGATTAAGCGTGTGTTCTTTGACCGGTCAGATCCGGATGTTCTGACACATCAGTCAACCTACGAGCAGAACCGCTTTATCGATGATGCCTACCGAAGACGTATGATGCGGCGTAAGGAAGTGGATCCAGAGGGGTATCGGGTGTATGGCCTGGGGGAATGGGGCGAGGTCGCCGGACTGATCCTCAAAAACTATGTTGTCGAAGAATTTGACTGTTCACCGGAACGATTCGATTACATGGTCAATGCACAGGATTTCGGATTCAATCACGCCAATTGCATCGGTGAGGTTGGCTTTAAGGATGGTGAGTTGTATCTATGCCGGGAACTGTACGTGTATGAGATGGACACGGACGAGATCATCCGGCTGGCGGAAGGGCAGTTCAGCAAGCGCCTGCGTATGTGGTGCGATTCTGCGGAGCCGGACCGTATCAAGATGTGGCAGAAGGCGGGATACCGCGCAAAAGGTGTGCAGAAAGAGCCGAACAGCGTGCATGCCCAGATAGACTATTTGAAACAGCACAGGATCCATATCTACCCGTCCTGCGTCAATACAATAAAAGAAATTCAGCAATGGAAGTGGAAGAAGGATGAGCATACCAACACTTATCTCGAAGAGCCAGTTCCATTTTTTGATGATGCCATGGCGATGCTTCGATACTCCATTGAGGAAGAACGCAAGGCGAAACCACGGCTGAACAGAAAGGTGAAAGGAGGGATATAGAAGTGCGAACGAATTTGTATAGGCTACCGTCGGAAGAGACGCTGACAGATGCCAAATTGAACGAATTTATCATGCGGCATTCCGGAGAGTGCGCATTTAGATACAACATGCTGCAGGAGGCCTACGAGACGGATTACCCGATCCTGCATGAGCCGTTAAAGCCCAAGTGGAAGCCGGACAACCGGATCATGGTCAACTTTGCGAAATACATCGTGGATACGATGAACGGCTTCTTCATCGGGCATCCGATCAAACTGCAGGTAGACGATGGAAACGAAGCGGTTGAGAAATATGTTGATTTTCTGGATCAGTATAATGATCAGGACGATAACAATGCCGAACTGTCCAAGATCTGCAGTATCTTCGGCAAAGGCTATGAAATGTATTACGTAGATGAGAACGGAAATATCGGTATCACCTATCTGAGCCCGCTGGATGCATTCATGATCTACGACGATTCCGTGCTGGAAAGGGAACGATATTTCGTGCGGCTGTATTACGATTCGAATCAGATCCTTCATGGAAGTGTATCGGACGAGACGAAGGTCCGCTGGTTTACAATCAAAGGAAAATTACTCTGGGATGCAGACGAGAAGATACACGGCTTCGACGGCGTTCCGGCATCGGAGTACGTAGAAAACAAGGAGCGTATGGGAATCTTCGAGCCGGTCCTTACGATGATTAATGCATACAACAAGGCGATCAGCGAGAAAGCCAATGATGTTGACTATTTCGCGGATGCCTATCTCAAGGTTCTTGGTTCCAAGCTGGAAGAAGACGATGTGGCGCATATCCGGGATGACAGAATCATTAATTTCGACGGGGACACCGAACGGTTGATTGTCGAATTTCTTCAGAAACCGGATGGTGATACCACGCAGGAGCATCTGATCGATCGTCTGGAAAAGCTCATTTTCCATATCAGCATGGTGGCCAATATCTCGGATGAGAATTTTGGCACCAGTTCCGGCATCGCCATGAAATATAAGCTGCAGGCAATGAGTAACTTGGAAAAAACGAAAGAGCGGAAATTTACCAGCGGAATGAACCGGAGGTATCGTCTGATTTTCTCAAATCCGGTCTCAGGAATGAAAAAAGATGACTGGGTGAAGATCCATCCACATTTTACACCAAATTTCCCGGCAAACCTGCAGGAAGAGGCAGAGATCGCGAAGAATCTGGAAGGTGTGGTCAGCCAGGAAACACAGCTCGGGGTGCTGTCTATTGTGGACAATGTACAGGATGAAATCAAGAAAATTGATACCGATCAGAACAAGGTGAGAGCGGATCCAGTGATGAAGCAGATGTTTGGCGGCGGTGGACAGGATGACGAGTAAGGAATACTGGCAGAAACGTGAGACGGAACATGCCAAGAAGAATAAGATGTCTGAGCAGACCTATGCAGAAGAGATCCGGAAGACCTATGCGTATATGGCGGATCAGATTCAGAAGGAAATCGATGGATTTTACGCAAAATACGCCAATGCTGAGAAGATTTCGCTGGCAGAAGCAAAGAGAAGGGTTTCCAAGCTCGATATCGAAGAGTATGGCAGGAAAGCGGCGAAATACGTCAAAGAAAAAGATTTTTCCGACCAGGCGAATGAAGAGATGCGGCTGTACAATGCAACCATGAAGATCAACCGTCTGGAACTGCTGAAAGCCAATATCGGGCTGGAAATGGTATCCGGTTTCGATGAACTGCAGAAATATTTTGACAAGACGCTGACACAGCAGACAATAGAAGAATTTCGCAGGCAGGCGGGTATTCTTGGCAATTCCGTGCAGGAAAATGGGAAAATGGCGCGGGCAATTGTCGATGCGTCATTCCATAACGCCACTTATTCCGACCGGATTTGGATGTATCAGGATATGCTGAAAGCAGAGCTGGACAAGCTGCTGAAAACAGGGCTAATCCAGGGTAAGAACCCGCGGGAGCTTGCGGTGCACCTGCAGAAACGCTTCGGTGCAAGCCGGGAGGATGCAGAGCGGCTCATGGTCACGGAGCTTGCCAGAGTCCAGACAGAAGCTCAGAAACAGTCCTATATCCGAAATGGATTCGAAGAGTATACATACGTTGCCTGCGGGAATGCAGATGTCTGCGAGCGGTGCCAGGCGTTGGACGGTAAGCATTTTAGGGTGCAGGATATGATGCCAGGGACAAATGCGCCGCCGATGCATCCGCGATGCCACTGCTCTACGGCGGCCTATGAAGACAGCACAGAGTATGAGAAATGGTTGAAATTTCTGGAGCAGGGTGGTACCACAGAAGAATGGGAAGCTTCGAAAAACAGAAAGGCGAGATACAAAGACAACGAAGGCATATTCCAAACATTGGATGGCAGATCAAAGGGGCGAGACGTTATCAAACCTCGAAATATCATGAAAGAAATGAAAAAGTCCAGCATCGGAACGGAAATGTTGGAATATCTTCAGGAAAATGATATTCAAATAAAGGTATGGTACGGAGTTGATGTCGACGAGGGACTGGACGGACTTTTCGAAGATGGTGAAATCAACATTTATGCTGATAACACCAAAACGGTTCGTGAGACAGCTATTACAGTGATTCACGAGGCCACACATGCCAAAATCAACAAGCCAAACACCAAAAATCAAGAGTTACAATGCTATATGAACGAGTACAGACATCAAAACATTGAATTGACAGAGAAAGTTGTCCAGGATATAATTAATCATATAAATGATAAATATCCGAATTTGAAATGGGAGTGATTGTTTATGACGAATACTCTGAATATGCCGCCTCATGAGAGGGTAAAACTTTTGAGAAAAGGCGAAAAAGTTCTGTGCAAGAAATGCAAAAAAGGAATTATGATTCCTGTTGGCGACCGTGAAAAAACCAATACTTTTTACTGTGATTCTTGCAAGAATCAGTTAATTATCAACTGATGATAAGGAGACAGGACAAATGGCTCAGAATGATTATTTCGTGATTGTATACCAGGTACTGAAATATCTGTATGAATGCTTGAAAAAGGGTGAAAAACCAGAAGCGTGTTACCTTACAGCATCGGCTTATAATATTCATGAGAATTATTGGCAGTATATCATTTTAAGCCTGATTACGGAAGAATATGTAAAAGGCATTGCTGTTAATCATACGAAAGATGGCGTTCTTTTAGGCGATCTGCCGGATGCCATTATCACACCAAAGGGTATTTCCTATCTGTTCGAAAATTCGTTGCTTGAAAAGGCAAAAAAGACGTTGAATGACGTAAAAGAGATGGTTCCGTTCGTATAAAACTGTTTAAGGAGTAAAAACGATAATGGCAAAGAATGACATGGAAGTAATCATGTATAAAATACTAAGGTATCTGTACGAATGCATGAAACTCGGTGTAGAACCAGAACTCGAACAGTTCGCGTGGAATTCAAAATTATTTGATATTCCGCAAAGCTATTGGTGCAAGATCATTGCAACGCTTGTAAGGAAGGGATATATTACAGGATTTGTGGTCGTTGACAAAACAAAAGACGCGCCAATGCTCCAAACAGACAGACCATTTGAGATTACGTTTGAGGGCGTACAGTTCCTGGAAGAAAACAGCCGCATGCAGAAAGCAAAAGAATATTGTACTGAAACATTCAACGTGATATTGTCTGCATTACTTGGCGCGATTATTTCATAGTTACCACTAGTCGAGAGGCCGGTGGTATTTTTATGCCCATTTAAGAAAGAGAGGATCAAAGAGTGATTGAAGTATCCGTTCGTAAGAACGAAATCAAGGTATCCGGCCATGCAATGTATGCACCGCACGGGCAGGACATTGTCTGCGCAGGCGTTTCCAGCCTCGTGCGGACGCTGATCCGCTCGATCGAGGATCTGACAAGGGATGAAATAGAATACGAAGTATCGCCCGGCTGGGTTGATATACAGTATGGGAATCTATCAGAGAGAGCAAGAACTCTGGTGGATTCCTTTTTTGTCGGCATCTATCTGATGGCCGATGAATTTCCGGAGCATGTCCGGATCGTGTAACCGATGTGACCGAAATGTCGTTAAACTATGATTCCGGAGCAACGGCACGGGGCTATTACAGAACGGGACGGGGCAGAAAGGACAGAAAAATAATGAAGTGCAAAAACAACCATTATCATTGGAGAATCCCGATGATCAACCTGCAGGTATTTGCAGACGGCGAAGGAGACGGCAGCGGAGCCGGAGACGGAAACGAGGACGGAGCTGGAGCAGGTTCTGGAGATAGCGGCAATGAGATGTCGTTTGATGATTTTCTGGGGCAGGCAGAGAATCGCGCGGAGTTCGACCGCAGAGTGCAGAAAGCGGTAAATACAGCAGTGACCAAAGCGCAGGAAAAGTGGCAGGCGCTGACTGATGATAAGCTTTCAGAGGCGGAAAAGCTGGCGAAGATGACAAAGGAAGAGAAAGCGGAGTATAAAAACCGGAAGTTGGAAAAGGAACTGGCAGATCTGAAACGGCAGAATTCGCTCTCGGAAATGTCAAAGACGGCCAGAAAGATGCTGGCAGATGAAGAAATCAACATCCCGGATGAACTTCTGGCACATCTGGTATCGGAAAGCGCTGAGGATACCAAGACGGCAGTCGAAGCTTTCACAAAGATGTACAAGGATGCAGTACAGGCTGCCGTAAAAGATGCCCTGAAAGGAAATGCCCCAAAGGGCGGATCCGGCGGAAAAGGCGCTGTGACAAAAGAACAGATTCTTGCAGTCAGCAACCCAATTGAACGGCAGCGGCTGATTGCGGAAAATATTGCATTATTTCAGTAGGAGGAAAACAGCATGCATAGAATTGGAAAATTAGGGCTGCAGGTATTTGCGGCACCGGATAACATGACAGGTCAGGAACAGATCCAGGTAAAAGCCCGCGAGATTGATTTCGTAACATCTTTCGGCAAAAACATTCAGGCGCTGCTTGATGTCCTGGGCATTATCCGAATGATCAAGAAAGATAACAATACTGTTTTAAAGACAAAAAAGGTAACAGGAACCCTGCAGTCCGGTGAGGTCGCAGAGGGCGAAGAAATCCCGTACTCTCAGTACGCTGTGGAAGAGATCCCGTTCGATACCATCAGGATCAACAAATACCGCAAGGGCGTAACCCTGGAGGCGATCGCAGAGAAAGGATACGATGCCGCAGTACAGGACACAGACGAAGAGTTTAAAAGCGATCTGCAGAACGTTGTCATTGATAAGCTGTATACACAGTTGAAGGCGGGTTCTCTGACTGATCACGAAAGTACTTGGCAGATGGCGGTTGCTATGGCGATCGGAAAAGTCAAAGACAAATTTAAAAAAATGAAAAGAACGGCTACAGGCGTAGCAGTGTGGGTGAATACACTGGATGTGTATAAATACGTTGGTGCTGCTGACATTACACTGCAGACGGCGTTCGGCTTTGAGTACATGAAGAAATTCCTGGGTGCAGAGGTTGTGTTCGTAAGCTCTGAAATCCCGGAAAACGTTGTTATCGCTACCCCGCTCAATAATATCGTCGGATATTATGTTGATCCGGGCGATTCTGAGTTCGTGAAGGCTGGCCTTAGCTACACAACGGATCCGACTACTCATTTTATCGGCTTCCATGCGCAGGGCACCTACGAGAGAGCAATTTCTGACATGTTCGCTATCATGGGCCTGCGTCTGTTCTGCGAATATCTGGATGCAATTGCTTGCATTTCCGTTGGCAGATCTGATACGCAGACACTTGGAACTCTGAATGTAACATCTGAAGCAGGAACAGAAGCTGGAAAGACGAAGATTTCCGTAAAAGAGCAGATCATGTCCATGAATAACTACTGGAAGTACAAAGATGCAGCATCTGCGACCGCGGTAAAATATGGTGATGATGTGAAAAGCTGGAGCAAATGGGATGGAGAATCCGAGATCGCATCTACCGCTGGCCATCATATCACATTGGTTGAGTGCGACCAGAACTACAAAGCAGTTCGTTCTGGCGACGTAACAGTAGCTGTGAAAAGCTGAGAAAGGGTGATGGTATATGTACAGAGTAATCGAGTATTTTACTGATTTGCAGGACGATGACCATGAATACAGAACAGGCGATATCTTCCCGCGTGAGGGGCTTAAGGTATCCGAAGCCCGACTGGCAGAGCTTGCATCTGCTGAAAATCTGCGTGGTATCCCGCTGATCGAGCTGGTGGAGCCGGAAAAGGCAGGCAAAGGGAAAAGCAAGAATAAGGCAGTAGATTCCTTGGCAGAGTAGGAGGCAGCCTATGATCGAAGATCTGAAACTGCTTCTTGGACTGGAAGATACAGACAAAAAGACAGAACAGCAGTTACAGCTGATTCTGAATGCCACAAAACAGCGGCTGAAATTTCTTCTTGGCGGTCTGGAGCCGCCGGAAGAGATGGAATACATCATATTGGATGTTTCAGTCATTCGATTCAACCGGATCGGCTCGGAAGGGCTCTCCTCTCACAGTGTTGAGGGCGAAAGCCTTTCCTGGTCAGAAAATGATTTTGCCGGGTACATGGATGATATTCAGTCCTATCTGGACAGCCAGCGGGAGGCAAGAAAGGGAAAGGTAAAGTTTCTGTGAGATATGATACACCAGTTTTCTTCCAACGGGTCCTGCCGGGCGAATATGATTCGAAAACCGGAAACTATGCTGCAGACCAGGTCACAGAGGTGCAGAAAATGGCTTCTGTGATGGATACGAGGGCAGAGATCATGCAGATCGTATACGGAGGAATCCGTCAGGGCAGCGTGACCGTACAGCTTCAAAATCATTACCAGAAGCCGTTTGACCGGATCCGGATCGGGAACACAACCTATAGAGTGGACTATACGCGGAAACTTCGCGTGAAACAGACTTTTATTCTGTCGGAGGTGGTCTGATGCCGAAAATCAAGCTGGAAGGAATGGAGAAACTGCAGGTCAAATTGAAGAAAAACGTGCAGATGAGTGATATTAAGCGGGTGGTAAAGGAAAACGGAAAAGCTTTGCAGGAGGCGTCACAGAGAAAAGCGCCAGTGGATACCGGTACACTGAAACGGAGTATTGGTCTTGAGATCCGAGATGGCGGTCTTACGGCTGAAGTGGAGCCAACAGCAGAATATGCGGCATACGTGGAGTATGGAACTCGGTACATGAGTGCACAGCCATATATGCGTCCTTCCTACACAGCGCAGAAAGAGAAGTTCAAATCCGATTTGAAAAAGCTTACGAGGTGACATCATGGACCCACAGCAGGAATTATTCAGTGCGTTGCTTCTGGAATTAAAAAAACAGTATCCAGACGGTGTGTATGACACGTTTTTACCGCCGGAAGGTACGCCATACCCGTTTATCTATCTGGCGGACAGTGACTTGAATGATCGGGCCAACAAAACGGCTGTATTCGGCACTGTAAGTCAGACAATCCACGTTTGGCACGACAATCCGCGGCAGCGCGGCACAGTTTCACAGATGCTTCTGCAGATCAAGCAGGTTTGCAGACATCTGGAACATACCGGCAACTTTTCCTGGTCCGTGCAGAGCTTAAATCAGAGAATATTGCCGGACACAACCACCAACCAGCCACTTCTTCACGGTATCGTGGAAGTGACTTTTTTATTTAGTTAGGAGAACAGCATGAGAAAAACAATTGATTTACAGTTATTCGCAGATGCGGTACGTGGTAAAAAGATCGTTTATCTGTACCGCCTTAAAAAAGATGCGGCTAAAAATGCAGCTACAGCATTAGCGTTTACGACAGAGAACGGCAGAACGACAAGCAAAGATGCCGATACCACAGAGACAAAGGATGGCACGATCCGTACCCCGGGAGCAGCCGAGGTTGAGATTACGGCAACCAGTATTCTTGCCAAGGGCGACACACTGATCGACTCTCTTGAAGATGCCATGATCAACGATGAACTGGTCGAGATCTGGGAAGCAAATCTGGATGATCCAGCATCCAGCGGAAGCAATAAATTTAAGGGAAAATACTTCCAGGGCTATGTGACGGAGGTAGAAAAGACTTCAAACGCCGAAGATATGGTGGAGGTGTCTCTTACCTTTGGTGTCAATGGAACCGGTCAGAAAGGTGATGTAACCGTAACGACCGCGCAGCAGGAAATAGCAGCTTACGTATTTACAGATACGACAAAAACAGGAGCGTAAAAATACTGAGGGCGAGAAATCGTCCTCAGTTTGAATAGTAAAGGAGAAAAATGATATGGAACTTACAATCAACGGACAGGTGTATCAGTTTAATTTTGGCATGGGATTCATGAGAGAAATGAACAAGAAAGTAAGCATGCCGGTAGACGGAGTAAAAGATGCCAAGAAGAATATTGGCCTGAGATACGCTGTGGCAGGGATCATGGACGGAGATGTAGAGGCTCTTGAGGATCTGTTACTCGTAGCGAATAAAGGGCAGAATCCGAGAGCAACTACAGAAATTCTGGATGAATATATTGATGATCCGGATACCGATATCAATCAGCTCTTCGAAGATACGATGGGTTTCTTAAAGAATGCAAATGCTACGAAGAAATGCGTCCAGAATCTCGAGAAGACGATCGAGGAAGAAAAAGCGAAGAAGTAGGTGGCGTAGCCCATGAAGAGGTGAGTTTCGAAGAACAATACCGGGAAGTTGCAATCAGCTGCTTCCGGTATCTGGGATTCACATCGTTTGAGCAGGTTGATCGTCTGACGATTGCACAGTACGAAATTATGATGGAAGCGCTGAGATATCGAATAGTAGACGACGAATACAGGGCACATCGGCAGGCCTTTCTGAATTTTGCGGCCCAAGCGCAAAAAAAATCCGGAAAGAAAACAGTGCCAGTATACAAGCGATTCCGTAATTTCTTTGACTATGAAAAAGAATTAAAAAATGTGAAGGAAAAGAAGCGCAAGAAGGGTGATCCACGATTCGCCGGAATATCCAAATTGTTAAAGAGAGGAGAGTGAACAGATGGCAGAATCTTATAGCGTAAAGGCGGTTTTATGCGCGGAAGATAAGAACTTCTCCTCAATGATGAAATCATGCAGCAGTTATGCTGAAAATCTGAAAAATACGCTTACAAGTGGAATTGGATTCGGCGCTATGGCGGCGATCGGATCCAAGGCAGTATCGGCAGTCGGAAGTGGATTAAAAAGTCTGACTACAGGAGCAATAAGCGCTGGTGCGAATTTTGAGAATGCTATGTCATCTGTAGCAGCTATTTCCGGGGCTACAGGATCTGACTTTGATCGGCTGTCTGAAAAGGCGAAACAGCTCGGAAAATCCACACAGTACACCGCAAGTGAGACAGCTTCTGCGATGGAGTACATGGCAATGGCCGGCTGGAAAACTGAGGATATGTTAAATGGAATCGAAGGCGTAATGGATCTGGCCGCTGCATCGGGAGAAGATTTGGCTGGCGTTTCCGACATCGTAACAGATGCTATGACAGCTTTCGGTTTATCGGCGGATGGCACCACCAAAATTATCAAAGATGGTTTTACAAAAGAAGTCTCCAACGCTTCACATTTTGCTGATGTTCTGGCAGCAGCTTCGGCAAATTCTAACACCAACGTTGCTATGCTGGGCGAATCTTTTAAATATGCGGCTCCCGTAGCTGGATCGTTAGGATACAGCGTAGAAGATACAGCCATTGCCCTCGGACTCATGGCGTCGTCAGGGTTGAAAAGCAGTATGGCTGGTAGCAGCCTCCGAACTATCCTGACAAATCTTGCCAAGCCAACAGATGATATCAGTGACGCAATGGATTATTTGGGCATATCCTTGCAGAATGGTGATGGCTCTATGAAGTCTCTGATGGACATTGTAACGGATTTGCGAGGTGCATTTGGACAATGTAAAATGCCAATGGATCAGTTCCAAGAGAATCTTGCAAAACTTGACGAAAAGTATGCCAATGGAGAGCTGACAGAAAAGAAGTATAATGAAGCATTAGCAGATTTAACGGAAAAGGCTTATGGAGCAGAGGGAGCGTTAAAGGCCAAATATGCTGCTACATTAGCTGGAAAAGAGGGTATGTCAGGTCTGCTTTCAATCGTGAGTGCGGCACCAGAGGATTTTGACAAGTTAACAAACGCCATTTATAACAGCGATGGTGCAGCCAAAGAAATGGCAGAAATAAAAATGGATAATCTGCAGCACGATGTCGTGAAACTGCAGTCTGCTATGGAAGGACTTGGAATTACCGCATTCAACCAGGTTGGCGGAAAAATGAGAGGTTTGGTTGGCATCGCAACTGAGGCGGTTGGAAAAATCGATGAGAAGCTTGCCAGCGGAAAAGGGATCGAAAAGGCTGTCGATAAAATAGAAGCAATGGTTGAGAAAGCAAAACCATATTGGGATATTTTCAAAACGGATGCAGTGGAAGCAGGAACAGCGCTGGGCGATGCGGCTGGGGCGATCATAGGAGATATCAAGAAACTTTCAGGTTCTTTTGGCAGCACAGAAAGTATTGAAAATTTCTCAACCATTTTGGGAAAGGTTAAAGATGGAACTGTAGCAGTTTCGGGATTTTTGGAAAAACATTCGGATGTAATTGCAAAGTTGGTGGTAACACTTCCGAAACTTTTGATTGCGTACAAAGGCTTTAAAATTGTTAAAGCTGTAGCACCGTTTGTTGGCGCATTTACGGGAGCTGTTGGAGGACTGGCAAAGGCTGGTCTTGGGAAAATTGCACCTGGCTTATTTAAAGTGTCAAAAGGGCAGGAAGCGGTTGGCAAATCAAGCGGTGGCAGTGCAAAGAAAATGGTAGCATCCGCCAAGGCCTTTATGATGATGGGTGTCGGGGTACTGGCGATTAGTGCTGGGTTCTATTTGCTTGCGCAGTCTGCAATTGCAGTAACCAACGCTGGCCCAGGGGCAATCGCTGTTTTTGGTGGTTTGATTGGTGTTGTAGTAGGACTTGCAGTTGGTATGACAAAGATGCTTTCGTCTATGTCTGGCGGGTCGAAGAAATTAACAGCGATGACACCGGCGCTTCTGGCATTGGGAGCGGCTGTATTAATGATTAGCGCAGGTTTGGCACTGCTGGCGTATTCTTCAATTCAGTTGGCGAATGCTGGTCCGCTGGCTATCGGCGTAATGGTAGGAATGGTGGTTGCACTTGGCGGCTTGATGCTGGTGGCCAAGAGTGTAGCACCAACGCTTTCGGCCGGAGCGGTTGGATTTGTCACATTTGGAGCCGCTGTATTGATTGCGGCGGCCGGAATGGGGCTGTTATCTTTATCGGCCATTAATCTTGCAAATGCTGGCCCAATGGCTATTGGCTGTATGGTTGGCATGGTTGCAGCTATCGCCCTGCTGGCAGTAGGCGCTGCCGCTCTCGGACCTGCATTGACAGCAGGAGCAGTTGGATTTATCGCATTTGGGGCTGCCATTGTTCTGGTAGCAGCAGGAGCATTGATTGCAAGCGCAGCGTTGGCTGTTGTATCCGCTGTTCTTCCTACAATTGCACAGTACGGAGCGCAGGGAGCGGTAGCAATTGCTCAGCTTGGAGCGAGTATGATTGTCTTTGGCACCGGAGCTGCTGTTGGAGGAGTTGGCGCAACCGTGCTCGGAGTTGGTCTTGCGTTGGTCGGCGTAACTGCACTGGCTGCAGCCGCAGGAGTAATTGCATTGTCTGCCGGAGCAGCGGTGCTTGGAGCTTCGCTTGTGATGGCAGGTGCAGGTTTGACGATTATGGGAGCAGCATTTCCACTTGTAGCGGCTGGCGCAAAGGCCAGTGCGGCTGGATTGACGGCATTACTTGGATCTGGTACTGCGGCCAGTGCAGTTTTTGTGATTTTGGCAGGATCTTCTGGCGCGGCAGCTGTAACAGTTGGCGTATTTGCAGCGGCAATGGTGGCCGGAGCCGCAGGAACCGGTCTTATGGTAGTTGCTCTGAAATCAGTAAATTCCAGCATGAAGTCAATTGCTGGAAATGCAAAGAGCGCAGAAAAATCGCTCACGAGCATGAAATCGAGCGTCAATGTTGTAAATTCCGGATTGGATGCATTGGGGAACAAAGCAAAAAACGCTATCAGTGCATTAATTAAGCAGTTTTCTCAGGGAGAAAGCAAGGCAAAAACTTCTGGAAAAGCGGTTGGAAATAATTTCAACAATGGCGTTTCAGCAGGAATGTCAAAGGCGGTCTCTACGGCCGGAACAATGTCAAATTCGATTGTAATTACCATGCGATCATCGGCAGGCGGTGCCTATAACAGCGGCGCATACATCGGAATGGGACTTGCAAATGGTATGGCAAGCCAGGTTGGACATGTAAGAGCAGTGGCGGCACAGCTTGCGGCGGCTGCAGAGGCGGCGATCCGGGCGAGAGCACAGATCCACAGCCCATCACGGGTGACAGATAAACTCGGCAATTATTTCGGTATCGGCTGGGTCAACGGCATTATGGATCATGTGCAGGAGGCGAGGCAGGCCGCCATGGAATTGATACAGGTTCCGGAACTTACACCTGCGCCGGAAATCGGAATGAGCCTTCGGACAGGATCTGAAGACCTGAACGACAGCTACCAGTACAGCAGTAATGGAAAATATACCATCTATGTACCCGTTAATCTGGACGGAAGAGAAATCGGAAAAGCGACCGCAACGTATACACGAGAAGAAATTGAGAAACAGGAGACAAGGGAGAACCGAAAGAAAGGCAGGAGAATGAATGTATAACTTTGTAGATACAACAGAGCGATACCCAGGGCAGAACCTGCCTTCGGAGGCTCTCATGTTTAATGGAAGTTATCTTGAGAACGTAATTCCCGGCTATCGGACACTTTATGTGTCCGGCCGGGAAATTTTGGGTACGGAGATTACAGATCTGGAAACAGGCGTGTCTGACGGTACAAAGTATCGACGAAAGCGTTATCAGCCAAGGACTATTGTGGTGGGATATCAGCTGGTAGCCGAAGATAATGCAGCTTTTCGCAGTGCTTACAACAAACTGAATGCTCTTCTGGATGCAGAACAGGCAACCCTTATTTTTGCAGATGAACCGGACAAATATTATATCGGAACAAAGCAGGGAACGAGTGAAGTGCCGGCGGGAAGAAATGCGATCACTGCGGAGCTGGAATTTTACTGCGCGGATCCATTCAAGTATTCGGTGGAAGAATTTACGGTGAATCCGACTGCGGATGACGGAAAAACGTTCATTGTGTCGTACAACGGCACTTATCGGGCCTTTCCAAAGCTTCAGGCAGTAATGCACAGTGAAAATGGAGTAGTAGGTTTTGTAAATGACTCCAAGAAAATTCTTCAGTTCGGTGATCCGGATGAGTTGAACGGAGAAACATACAAAAAAAGCGAACTGATAACAAGCTATGCTGACCAATATGTCTGGTCACAGGATGCGGCGTGGAAAGATGATACAGGGAGCAACTTCTTATACAGTAACAGCAAGACGGCTGGAAAGCTGGGTGTCATGAGCGTAGACAGCATCAAAGGTCTGTATCTGGCCAGCAGTGGATATGTAAGTCCAAACACAAACGGCTGGAATGGAGCTATGAAATCTATTGATGTGGTAGATTCCAATGGAGCAAAGGGAGCGATGCACCTCTATTGTTACATGAACAGCTGGTTTGAAACTGGTCTTATGGGGCAGACGGGCTGCCAGGCGATTGCTTTCTGCGATGCGAACGGAAAAATGATCTGCTGCCAGGAGATATACAAAACCGATACGATCGGAAACACAGCGCACATGAATATGTGGGTAGGTGGAAACAACCCGCGTATCGTCAAAACATATACTTTTGAACCTTGCCATCGAAAAGATGCAAACCCATACAGCCAAACGTATGGCGCAAGCGACATGATGAAACATGGAGAGAAAATACGTTTTTTCTGGAAGGGCAGTTATCCGGAATTTACAGTTCCAGAATTAAAAAATGTGAAAGTGGCAACAGTGAAATTGTATTTGGGACAGTGGGGAAGTCGAAATACAGGAAATCAGCTTGTCACCAGAAATTATTTCCGCGGCATCTTCGTGAGAATTGACAATGTAGAAAAATGGCGTGATATTCCGAATAAATTTTCGGTAAATCAGGTTTTGACAGCTGACTGTAGCAATGGAGAGGTCATGTTACAGGGACTTCCGAGACAGGATCTTGGTGCGTTGGGCAACGATTGGGAGAACTTTTGCCTGCAGCCTGGAATGAATCAGATCCAATGCATTGCATCGGACTGGGCAACACAGCCAACATACACAATGAAATACAGGGAGGTGTTTCTATGATTTTATATTTTGCGGACCGACATATGAATGTCCTTGGGCAGGCAAGCACAGAGCTACCGAAGGGATTGTACATTTCTGATGATCTGAAAACAGAAGAGGTGGAAGCAGGTGTTGCTACACTAGAATTTACGCTGAATTACACGGCGAGCACGCGGAATGATGCGAAACAGTATGGTTCTGTTGGCAATTATATTCTTCGGAAGAATGGCGATGAGCAGGAATTTTATACGATCATTACCAGCGAAGAAAATATTTTCAAACAGGAAGTAGAAATCTATGCCGAGGATGCCGGTATGGATCTCCTGAACGAGACAGTTGGCGAATACAAAGCAGACAAGGCATATCCAGCGAGCTACTATGTTGAAAAATTCAGCGACGATTCCGGCTTTGAAATTGGAATCAATGAGGTCAGCAATTATAACCGGAAACTGTCCTGGGAGGGTGAGACCACCGCTTCTGAGCGTATTTTGAGCGTTGCCACGCAGTTTGACGCGGAAGTTTCCTATACTTTTGAAATCGACCGGTTGAAAATCAAGCACAAATATATCAACCTGCATAAGAAGCGCGGCGTAGATCAGGGGCGAGAACTTCGGATCAACCGGGAAGTGAAAAATATCATTGTAAAAAGTTCAGTAGAAGATCTGGCTACGGCACTTTCCGTTACCGGCGGATATCCGGAAGACAGTGAAACGCCGATCAATCTGAAAGGGTATAAGTATGATGACGGCGATATATATCTGTCCGGCAGTACGATTTATTCCCGGAGCGCAGTGGCCAAATGGAGCCGGTATCTTTCCGAAAAAGGAAATGGAACCGGTCATATTGTCCAGACTTACACCTATGATACGTTAAGTCAGTCAGAGTTGTGCAATCGTGCCGTATCAAAGCTGAAAAAGATCTATGATGCAGCCGTATCCTACGAAGTGGAACTGGCGTATCTGCCGGATGGAATCAAGATCGGCGATACAGTGAACATTGTAGATGATGCCGGAGAACTGTATTTGTCTGCAAGAATCATGAAACTGGAGTCCTCCATTTGCAATGATGAGTACACGGCAACGCTGGGCGAATACAAGCTGAAATCGAGTGGAATTTCAGAAAAGATGGAGAGCCTGGCTGCACAGTTTGAAAAACTGGCAAAGAACCGGACGTTTTACACTTGGGTTGTGTTTGCTGATACGGAAACGGGCGGCGGAATATCGCTCAAATCAGCTGGAAAGACATACATGGGTATCGCATACAATCAGACGACAAAACAGCCGGTACTTACAGACCCGAGCATCTATACCTGGGTAAAGGTTGTTGGAGAGCAGGGAATTGCGGGAGAGCCCGGAAAGAATGGTCTGACTAGTTTCTTCCATGTGAGATATGCTGATGTTCCGAACCCGACAGCAAATCAGTTGCGGAAGGATACAGGAAAATATATCGGTACCTACGTGGACTATATATTGGAGGACAGTACAGATCCGACCAAGTACACCTGGCGAAAATTTCAGGGCGATGACGGAGAGGACGGCGCCGATGGAACCCCTGGAGAAAACGGTGCGAATGGTGAAACCAGTTATCTGCATATCGCTTATGCAACAAGCGCGGATGGAAAGACAGGCTTTTCGACAACCAACGCCGTCGATAAAACGTATATAGGCCAATACGTGGATTTTACCAAGGCTGACAGCACCAATCCGGCGAAGTATCATTGGAGCAAATTTCAGGGGCCGAAAGGAGATAAGGGAGATCCGGGCGAGCAAGGACTGCGCGGCCTGCAGGGCGATAAGGGTGATCAGGGAATCCAGGGACCCAAAGGCGCTGACGGAAAAGATGGAAAAACGACGTATTTTCACATCAAATATTCTGCGGTTTCGAATCCGACCTATGCGTCTCAGATGACAGAGACACCGTCAAAATATATTGGAACGTATGTGGATTTTACACAGACGGATTCGGATGATCCGAAGAAGTACAGCTGGCAGCAGCTGGAAGGTTCGCAGGGGCCACAGGGAAAACAGGGAATTTCAGGTACCAATGGAGCAGACGGGAAAACCAGTTATCTGCACATCAAATATAGTAATGACGGTGGGAAGACATTCACCGGGAACAGTGGTGAGGATATTGGCGCTTATATCGGAACATGCGTGGACTATGCAAAAGATGATCCTACAAGTGTCGGAATGTATAAGTGGGCGAAAATCAAAGGCGAGGCTGGAGCCAAAGGTGATAAGGGTGATACGGGTAAGGGGGTTAAATCGACATCTGTTGCATACCAGGTTTCAACTTCCGGAACAACAGTTCCAACTGGCACATGGTCTGGGTCTGTGCCATCTGCATCCGCGGGGCAGTATCTGTGGACACGTACAATCATCACTTACACTGACGACACAACATCCACGATATATAGTGTCGGCCGTATGGGAACCAATGGTGCAAATGGCACCAATGGAAAGAGTATTGGATCAGTAGTCAATTATTACCTGGCAACGGCATCTTCCAGCGGAGTTACAACGGCGACGAGTGGATGGACAACAGCTGTCCAGTCGGTGTCTGCGGCTAAGAAGTATCTTTGGAATTATGAGGTTGTGAAGTATACCGACGGAACCGTGGCGAGTACAACTGCGCCTTGCATCATTGGATCATACGGTGATCGGGGAAGTAAAGGGGATAAAGGTGATACCGGATCAACCGGAAATGGCATTAAAAGCATTACTGAGCACTATGCAGTCTCCACATCCAATTCGACTGTTCCTACATCGTGGTCATCCACCGTTCCGACAATGACAGAGAGCAATAAATATCTCTGGAACTACGAGACAATTACTTATACAAATGGGACAACTGTAGACACAACAAAACGAGTTATCGGTGTATATGGTAACAAAGGTGCTACAGGGGCTACTGGTTCACAGGGATATAGTCTTGTGGCAAATGTGGTTAGAGATGCCTTCACAGAGTCTCGGTGGACAACATATGGAACGATTAATCACGAAGAAACTTGGTCCAGCACATCTGGTATCCGTAACGGTTGCCGGATTGGTGATATGTTTGCAATCGTTGGAACTGCAACGGACACAAAAAATGCTCATGTTGCTTATTATCGGAGTAATACTGCATCTGGAGATCTGAAAGGTTTGTGTATAAGCCATACAATTATCCCGAGGGGTGCAACAGGAGCTACCGGCAGTAAGGGAGATAAGGGCGATACTGGTGCAAGTGGAAAAGGCGTTAAATCTACTGCAGTAACATATCAGGCAAGTTCGTCTGGAACTACGATCCCTACTGGAGTATGGTCAGCAACTCCTCCGGCGACAAGTGCGGACAAACCATATTTCTGGACTCGTACGATCATCACCTATACGGATAATACAACTTCAACTGCTTACAACGTTGGTAGTACACCGGAAGGAATTGTCGTCGGTGGGCGAAATTTGGCGACCAATACCAATAAAGGAACAACCGGATGGAGTTGGTCAATGCAAACTGGTGGCTATTCCAAAGAATCTGTATCCGAAACTGGGGTTAATACATGTAAGCTTACACGAGATTCAGTAAAACAATCCGGATGGTCTGTAATACAGTTTTCTTATATTGGACGCACAAAATGGGAGGCTGACACGAATTATACCGTATCCGTAGATGTCAAAGCAAGTGTTTCTACATCGATGAATCCAGACTTTAGACATGGTGACGGTTCAAACATGTTGATACAATCATGTAAAGCCGTAAACAACAAAACAGTTGCGAATGTATGGACAAAACTGGTATGGGTTGTAAAATCAGCAGCAACATTGCCTAGCGGAACTTCACAGAATACATATTTTACCGGAATGAACAGTAATGTTGGGGTCTCATATCAGTTTAAAAACCTTAAGATCGAAAAAGGCAATACGGCAACTGACTGGACTCCAGCACCTGAGGATTATGTGTCTTTTGTTGACGTGGAGTATTATCTTTCGACATCGCCGATTTCTCTTTCTGGAGGATCATGGTCGACGACAGCGCCAACATGGGTTAATGGAAAGTATATGTGGAGCCGTACGGTAACAACGGACGGAGCTGGTAACAGAACGTATTCGCCAAATCAAAATGGAGTTTGCATTGCAGGAGCACAGGGAGCAACCGGAGCCAAAGGTGATAAAGGAGATACTGGAGGGACTGGTGCAACCGGTAAAGGCGTTAAATCTATTGTAGAACAGTATTACAAATCAACGTCAGCAACAGCCATGTCCGGCGGATCGTGGAGCACGACTTATCCTGGATGGGAGAACAGTAAATATATTTGGACGAGATCGGTGATTACCTATACTGACAACACGACTTCAACGACAACAGCAGTTTGCGTCACGGGAAGTAAAGGAGATAAAGGTGCAACCGGTGCCAAAGGAGATAAAGGGGATAAAGGAGCAACTGGTCCTCAGGGACCACAAGGTCCTCAAGGTGTAAAAGGCGATAAAGGTCCTCAGGGAGATAAAGGTGCAACCGGCGCAACAGGTCCTCAAGGTCCACAGGGCGCTGCAGGTAAGGACGCAAATCAGGTAGTGCATACGGTAAATGGAAACGGTGAGTCAAATCTTTATGTCGAATTTGCTACAATAAAGATCACAGGTTCGTATGCAAATCAGCCAACAACATTTAAACTTGGCGGCAGAGGTTTTGAGACAACAGATGTCCAGTTTAGTTTTATCTCTGCAAATAACTCAGATCCTGGATTGGATTTTCTAAGATCTTCAGGCGAATGGTCGTTATGGATTTATAAAAAGACTACTTCAACGTGGGGCCTTATAACAAGATTAAATGAATCGTGGGGACATCTGAGAGTATTTAACTATACTCAAGGTTCTGGCCCATATACAGTGACGTGGACATCAACTAAATTAGCTTCTTTACCATCTGGTTCAATTAATGCGAATCCTTTACAAGCAGCAAAAACAGCCACCAACTTTATGCAGTTTACTGATGGGACCGGATTGGAAGTTGGTAATAAAACCAGCGGATCTTGGTCTGGCTATCGGACTAAGATTTCAGCATCAGCATTTGAGATTCTTAACCGGGCAGGAACGACACTCGCATATTATGGTGATAAGTTGATCCAGCTTGGAAAGAACGCAAAAGATGCGGTTATTGAGTTATGTGGCGGTGTCGGTAAGATTTTGGTTGAAACAAAATCCGGCAATGCGGCTCTGTCAATCCAGAGCGAATATGTAGATATTAAAGGTGTCCACGAATCTGTATTGGAGACATCAAGTTCTTCTGGAAGCTGTATAGCCGGAGCTGTTGACGATTCTTTTGTTGTAAATACTTACTCGGATGCCAACAACAAAGCAAACTTCGATATTGGTAACGGTAGCATTATTCTTGAATCAAAGAAGAAAGGTTATCAGGCAGAGGTCGAATTTTATGGCTGTGGCTGGTCTGGAGGAGTGTATACTGGAGCGTTCGCACCGACCAAGGCGTACTCCGAAAAGATTATGTTAGGAGATAGTGGAAGAGTATGGGAGCGTTTGATTGTTAAAAACTCCCCACAGGTCACATCCGATCGCCGCGCCAAAACAAACATATTTCCACTCGGTGGGAGCAAGATCAATAAGACGGATATTCATTCAGAGCTGTTCGATCGCTTAAAACCAGTTCAGTATCGGATGATTGACGGTGATGGGCGCATTTGTTATGGATTCGTCGCACAGGATGTCGTAGAAGCCATGCGAGAACTCGGAATCCGAGAAGACGAGCTGGATCTGGTACACCACGACAGGAAGAACACTGAGGATGGCTATATTGATACCTATAGTATGGTATATACCAATTTGATTGCGGTAATAACGCATGAGCTACAGCTCGAAAAAGAAAGAAGATCGAACCTTGAAATAGAGGTTGCGGATCTAAGAAGTGAACTTGAATCCATGAGAGATAATATCTCTGGAGATACAAATTAATTTTTAGGAGGGCAAAACTATGGCAGTAGAAGCAACTTACACAAAGGACATTCATTATTCTGGAATCATCACAGTTGACGGCGAGACCGTTGTGTCTATGGACGCCAATATGGATGCAAAACATCCAGACGTTCCAATTGTCAATCGCTACATCAACAACGGTAGAAAGTATCGTGCCAATAAAAAGGATATCGATGATGTTGTTGACAAATTCGAGAACGACATCTGGGATGAGTATGATAAGTACACTGCAGAGCTGGAAGAAAAGGAAAAAACTGAGTAGGGCCGGAAACGGTCCTTCTTCTGCGTTCAATAGTGGGAAAGAGAGACAGAGCAGTGAATGAAATATTAATGCAGACATATACGATAGCACTTCCAGTGCTGCTGGGCTACATCGTCTGGCTCTTAAAAAATCAGAAAAGGGATCGAGACGCGAACAGTAAGGGAACTATGTTACTACTCAGAGTCCAGCTGATTGAGTACCACAGCAAGTACACACAGCTTGGAGATATTCCATCCTATGCGTACCAGAATTTCTGCGAAATGTACGAAGCCTATCACGCGCTTGGTGGAAACGGTATGGTCACAAAGATGAAGCAGGAAATTGATGAATTACACTTAAAAAAGAAAGGTGATTGATATGGAACAGATTATGAATTATGTAAAACCGGAACTGATCATTGTAGCTATTGTCCTGTACTTCCTGGGCATGGGCCTGAAACAGGCACAGGCTGTAAAGGACAAGTATATTCCTCTGATTCTCGGCGGCGTGAGCATTGTACTGTGTGCTATCTGGGTGCTGGCTACCAGTGAGGTGTGCACCGGTCAGCAGGCGGCAATGGCCGTCTTTACGGCGGTCACGCAGGGAATCCTCGTCGCAGGGCTGAGCAACTATGTGAATCAGATTATCAAGCAGACACAGAAAACAGAGTGAGGGCGGCCAATAACCGTCCTCTTTTGCGCCGGCGCAAACCGCCTGGCAGAAGGAGAGACAATGAAGATTGATAGATCATACATCAGCAGCCAGAACACCTATCCGTACAACAACCCACAGTGTATTGTTGTACATAACACCGACAATTTTGAGCCAACTGCCAATGCCCGCGCTCATGCCAGAGCACAGCATGACGGGAATTTTTCTGGCATGTCGGCTCATTATTACGTGGATGACAGCGACACTGCCTATCAGGCCGCGCCGCACAACCTCGGATGCTGGCACGTTGGCATCAACTACGGAAACGGCAACCTGTTCGGCTCTTATGGCAACCGGAACAGCATCGGTGTGGAAATGTGCGTGCAGGCCGGGTATAATTATGAAAAAGCATTTGAGAATACTGCGGCACTGGTGCGGGAGATCATGCGGGAGACGGGGATTCCGCTGGAAAGAGTCTATCGTCATTATGACATCTGCAGCAAAAACTGCCCGTCGCAGATCATTGCAAAAGGCGACTGGACGAGATTCAAGAAGCTGATCAGCGGCGGCAGCTCAGAGTCTTCTGGAAACAATACATCTGGCGAGGAGATATATAAGCCAGGAGTTTACAAGGTCAATGACACGGAATTAAACATCCGTATCGCGCCGAATGCAGACAGTAAGATCGTCGGAGTAATCCGGGATCAGGGCAGCTATACTATCACCAAAATCCAGAATGGAAGTTGGGGAAAACTGCTTTCGGGCGCAGGATGGATCAATTGTCATACAAAATACTGTACCTACGGCGGTACAGCATCCGTTCAGAAGCCGGCCGCAAAAGCGATATCAGTTGATGGAGTATGGGGACCGGAGCTGACCCGCCGCCTGCAGGAGATCTTCGGAACCGGCGTGGACGGGAAAATCAGTAACCAGCCCACGACAAACAAGAAATACTGCGTCGGTATCACATCGGCCCAGTGGAGCAATCATCTGTCCGGCGGATCAGCTCTGATCAAGGCTATCCAGAAATGGTCGGGGGTAACTGCTGACGGATACATCGGACCACAGACCATCCGCGCGATGCAGCGCAAGCTCGGCACACAGGTTGATGGTGTGATCAGCAATCCATCCGCGATGGTACGCGCCCTGCAGGAATGGTGCAATCGCCAGTAA